CTCATAGCGTTGTAGCAGTAAAGTTGAGGGACTGAATCGTGATGGCTTCGGCTGAATCGATGGACTTGACGTACAGGCTGAACACATCGTTGACCGCAGCGGTGAGGTAGGTTTCAACATAGACCGCATGGCCGTTGTTGTGGCTCAACGTAAGCGATGCCTTGCTGGAGGCTATCGTGTTGCCGTTCTTGGCGATGTACCACTCGAAATCCCTGCTGTTGCTGGCCGAAAAAGTCATGTTTGCCGACACCTTCAACGCAGCCCCAGCGATGCCTGTGTAGGTAATCACGCAGGTGGATTTGTTCAGCGAAAAATTATAGGTTGACAAAATCCCTTCGTCCATCGCAATCGTCAATTTGACCGCTGAATTGCTTGTTGGGGTGAAGTTGGTGTTGGATGCAACGGTCAACGAGCCAAAACCTCGCTCCCGGTTTAGCGTTGCGGTATCGGCAAGGTCATCGAATAGACCACCCACCCGTGCAGCAGTGTTCGCCCCGGCAGCGGTTTCGTTGGTAATGGTTAATGCACTCGCTTGGAGTTGGCTTCGTGTTTGTACGCTCATTATGCGAAAGTTGAGTCAAAGGTTAGGTCAAAGACACCCTCGTCGGATGCCTCGTAAACATTGTAAGTAATCGTATTGGCGTAAGTGTTGAAGCCTATCGTTGCGGTTTGTATAAATGCCAAGCCCGTTTCAACGACCGCCAAAGCAGCGGCAACCGTGCTATTGGTATCGTAAACTTCATATTTATACGAGCCTGTTTCAAGCGACCCCACGGCAAGCGAAAATTGGTCATAGCGGTTGGTGTAGGAAGAAAGGTTGGCTGATTTCAGCAGGGTGTAGTCCGTCGTGGTATTCTTTGCGATGCTTGTGAGTCGCAAGATGTAGCGGTCCCCGGTACTGGCTCGCTCGGTCCAAGTAACCGTCAGGGTGTTGGTCGTGTCAGGGTTCAGGTAAAGCATCTACCCCTAAATGTACCGACCGCCCTTATTTCACAATTTGCGCCCAATCTGCCTGTATAGTTCGGCTCGTTTCTTAGCGGTTTCGGCCACGTTGAACCGTGATTTGATGTCCCTCGTGAGGTTGTCAGCCAAGCCCTTGCGAAGGTCGGGGTCAAGGATTAACTGCTTGATATACTTGTACCAGTCCTTGGGCTTGTTGTAAGGCACAAGAAACCCGTTCTCTCCGTGTCGGATGACATCGGTGTAGGGGATGGTTTCGGATGCGATGATGGCCTTGTTCATCCATCCTGCCTCGACCACCTTCAACTCGGATTTGAGTTTGTTGAACTTGGTATCTCGAAGCGGTGCAAGGGTAACGTTCACGAAGTTGTAGCCACCGACATACGAGTAGATGTCAGCAGCCTGAATGCGTCCGTAGTTCGGGTTGTTGCCTTGGTCGCTGATTATCTTTTCGTAGCCCTCGTAAACGGGGTTGTTGTCGTTCCACCCTCCGAGATAGAGGCGGTACTTGCCATCCAAGTTTGCGTCCCAGCGTAGTTTCTGCATCCCCGCACGGAGCAGTTCCATGTCCTCGCCATGCTGCGCCCCACCGAACCAACCGAACTTGACGAGGTGCTTGTCGGGTTCTTCTTCGGGGTTGGGGATGAATTGCTGATAGGCTTCGTAAGGCTCATTCTGCAAGATGCTCACATTGGCGTTTAGAGGCCGTATGCGGGCAGCAAGATGCTCGGTGGTACAGGTAACCCAATCAGCCAATTTGATGTGCTTACGGATAACGTCTGCGAGTTTGGTTTGGAGATAGTGGCGGTACATGATGTGGCCCGATTCAAGCACCCAGTAGTCGTCCAAGTCAAGGATGACTTTCGCTCCGTATTGGGTCAATGCTTTGTAAACATTTTCGACCTGCTCCATCGTCCCCTGACACCAAAGCCGGCTGAACAGGAACAGGTCAATCGACTTCAACCCCTCGTCGCTGATGGTCGTGATATTCTCAACGCAGACGTAATCAAATTCCGGGTAGTTGTCGCCCAAATATGCGTTCGGCATTTCAAGTCGGTAGAAACTGCACCCGGTTGGATGGGCGTTGTAAACGATGCAAATCTTCATGGCGTAAAAATAAGAAGGGCAGCCATTGCTGACTGCCCCTCTCAAACCTCAGATGATGAAAACCTAAGCCAAAGATACTACGAGCCGAGTATCTGTGCAGTCGATGGTGAAAAGACTGTGGATGCAATCGAGAACATCGGGTCGGGTTCCATCCCGGTCAAGGTCAACTCGTAGCCACTGCGGTCCCCGAAGGCAGTACCAGTTCCAGCGGTTCCAGCGGTTGCTTCCAAGCCGTTGGCAGAGCCTAACAACCAGTAGCGGTTGTTGTTGTCTTGGACGATGACGATGACACGGTTGCGTACCAGCAAGCGGAGTTCGTTGCGGACTGCGACTTGCAGTTTGTTGATGGTAAAGGTTACTTCAGGGGTATAGTAGATTGAACCGTTCTCAATGCTTGCGTTCAAGGTTTCAGTCAAAGACGAAGTGGCCTTGGTCAAGTCGTACTCGAAGAACCCACCCGAAGCGTACCCCGTGAAGCCCGTAACCGCACCTGAAAGGTTGGCGTTGCAGGACCCCGTTGGGATGAAGGATTGGACGTAAATTGTTTTGATTCCACCTACGGAATCACGGCAGCCGAGGGCGTAGCCAGTTGTTAAGGAGCAGGACATATGTGTGTTTGGGTTTTAAGTTACAAGAGAACAAAAAAGTGAGGGGAGGTTGCCCCCCCCCCTACACATTAGGCCAATCGGAAGTCAACAATCTGGTCGGGATAAGCGAACTGGACACCTGCTTTGAAGGCTGCTTGGAAGCGGACTTCGTCGTTGTCTTTGCTGAACCAAATTGAGAACTGCTCTTCGTCGCTCAACAAGTCGGTTCCGTAGAACAGGTTGCCGAGGTAGGTTGCAACGATGCGGTTGGTGTTGGTCAAGCCGGGGACCGCAATTACACGGACGTTTGTTCCGGGATAGATGATGTCCCCGTCAGCAAGTCCAGCCAAGTCAACTTGGTTGTACATAACGCCTGTGGAGGCTTTGAAAGCACCAATCAAGGTACGGAAGTTATTCCAACCGCAGAAGATTACGAGGTCAGTTCTTGTCAGAATGGCCTGTGGGATTTGGTTGTAGATGCCGTCGAAGATGGCAATAACGTTGTTTGTAGTGATACCAACGGATGCAGAAACCGCACCTGTGTTACCGCTGATTGTAGAACCCGAAGCAGCGTTCAAGAGTTGGTTGATACCGCTGAAGTAAGCGTTACCCTGCCAAATTGCATTCTCCAACGCCTCAGCGATGCGGAGAGCCTTCTGCTCGGAGAAAGCCTGCTCAAAAGGAACACCGTCGTAGGTAGAGCCAGCAGTCAACTGGGTCTGCATCCAATACTGCTCCAAGGAACGAGGACACAAGGTTTCTTGCACTTTCATACGGCCAACGGTGATGTTGCGTTGTGTGAACGCAGTCGTGCCTGAAGTTGTGTAACCGCAAGTGTCACCGCTCTGCAATACTGCATCGGTGTCCATGAGGTTTAACGCAGCAGCGAACTTGATGCCCACCTGCTTGGTGAACAGGGCTGCTGAACGGGCCGAGAACACGGCCTTGGTGATGAGAGGAAGCCTCTCTTGGTCGGTGTAGGAGGTTAATCCTGCAAAAGTAAATGCCATGGTTAGTGGGGGTTTAGGGGTTTAGTTTTTTTTGAGTGATTGGAGTGCTTGTGCGAGTGCGTTGAAGTTCTGCGAGGCTTGAGCCTTGCGTTGCTCAACGATTGCTGAACCGCTGTCCTTGGGGGCTTCGGCTGGGAGTTCGGAAACCTTCTCAACGATGTCGGCCATGGTTTCAACTTGGCTTGCGAAGGCAGACATTTTCTCTTTCATCTTTCCCATCTCGGCATAGGCTGCCTTGAGTTCTTCCATGATAGCGGAAAGGTGCTTGGCGACGATGGCCTCAACCATATCAGGAGTCATAGCGATTGGTGCTTCGGGCATTTCGGGGGCTTCGGGTTCTTCGGGAGCCACTTCAATCTCAACCTCTTGGGCAGCGACTGGTACTTCGGCAGCGATGACCTCGACGATCTTGCCTCCTTCGGTCTTGATCGTGCCAACGCCTTCAACAACATGTTCGCCATCGGGGGCAGGGAGTGTGCCGTCCTCGGCTACAACGTAAACGGCAGTACCAGCGACGAGGTCGCCATCCACACGGACAACCGTGCCGTCAACGAGTTTGTAGTCAGCAAATGACTGCTTTTGGGTGCTGAATTTGCGGAGTTCACTTCGCAGGGATTCGATTGCGTTTTTCAGGTTCATAGTTGATTGGATTTGTAGGTGGGGGTTAATTGTTGCAAAAAAGCGGTTAATTCGTCAGCGAGGCCAGCGAGTGCGACTTCCAGTTCGGATTCGGTCTTGTCCATCCCGAACAGGCCCTCAACGGAGAAACCCCGGAACAGGTTGCGGTTATCCCACACTTCGTCGTTCTCAACCTTGAAGGACCCGAACCAAGAGCCGTCGGGGGTGTCCTCGTAGCCCTTGGGTGGCATGATGCCACGCTCGGAGTCGGTGATGTAACTCTCGAACATAAACACGCCATCCAGTTCGGCGTTGTGGTAAGCGTTGACGTTGTGCTGGTTGCCCTGCTTGAAATACTTCTGCACGATTTTTCGGATGGTGGCTTTATCAAAGACGACATAGTACTCGCCATAGGTTTCGTCCTTGCGAAAGATGGGCGTGTCTGCAAGCATTAGTGGACCCGTGAGGACCCTCCGTTCGCCTGTTTCGGTGAACTTCTGCTTGGCTTGGCTGAAGGCTTGGAATGGCCTTTCAATCGCTGGCATATCGGTGAGGGCCACGAATTGGACCCCTTCATCCACCTCGTCCACGGTCATCCTGTAAATGGGTAGTTCCAT